TCCTTCATCGGGACGTTGAAATCGCAGCGGACAAGCACCTTCTTGCCGCAGTAGTTCTGATCGTCGATCGTCTTCTTACCTAAACCCATGGTAATAAACTCCTCTCAAGTTTTAATTTCTGAACTAGAGTTTCGCTCGCATTCGGGGGATCTTGCCCCGTTACTCTACTATTATAAACAAAAACCGTGCACATTGCAAGGTTGCAAGATAGATAATAGTTTAACAAACATTTGCCGCTGATGCACGGAAATGTGTGTATTTTGACCGAAAGCCGCAGCCTTACCGTGTTTTCCGGCAGAACATTCCGCAAATGCGGTCATACATTCCCCATATGAACTTCTGGTTCCGCTGATCCCGCTCAAAAATTGCTTCCACACCAGCATAGCCGCTCGCCTTATACTTCCTGAAAATTTTATTTCTCAGTCTGGTATGCTTCGTTGGCCGGTTCAGCTGCGTATTCACCTGAGCAATGTTAGAAAATTCGACCGGATAGCTTTCTATCTTCGCACCGTATTTCTCGACAAGGTGTTGTCCGCATTCCGTGTTTATCAGCAGGCAGGAAACGCCTTCTTTGCTATTGATCGTTCCTCCCTGTTCCACCAGAAGCTGCGGATCATATTTCTGAACGCCCCAATAATCTCCAACGGTAATGTCGCCCACACGCTGTCTTTGTGCGTAAGGGCATCAACAGCAACATCAAACACAGTTCCGCGCACAGCGCGTACCAGCTTGCACTGCGGATACTGCTTCTGGAAATGCAAACCGCGCAGCACGCCCTTCGTGGACATGGACTGATTATCCTGTACAAAATGAATGTCGATGCCAGCTTCCTTCATGTCTTTTTCGTTGTAGGTTTCCATAAAATAGCCACGGGCATCACCGTGAACAGCAGGCTCAATAACACAAAGTCCTTCAATGCCGCCTACATTTTTCTCAACTTTAATCTGTCCCATCTTCTCTATCTCCTCTTACTGCTCGATTTCTTTCAGGTATCGGCTCAGTGCATCCTGCCAAGTCGGAAGCGGAGTAAATCCAGCTTCCACCAGCTTGCTCTTATCTAAGCGGCTGTTGAACGGACGAGCCGCCTTACTCAGACCGTACTCTGCCGTGGTCACCGGCAGGACTTCCGTCTTATATCCAGCCTGACGATAGATTTCTTTTGTGAAATCATACCAGCTGATATAGCCGCCCTCGTTGGTCGCATGATAATAGCCGTACTTCTCGGTTTCATTCATATCGACGAGCAGTCGAGCCAAATCATATGTATAGGTCGGTGTGCCGATCTGGTCATTAACCACACGGACAGTATCGTGCGTCTTGCCGACATTCAGCATGGTTTTGATAAAGTTCTTACCATTCAAACCAAACACCCATGCAATGCGGACAATGAAATACTTCTCCAGCGTCTGGCTGACTGCCAGCTCACCTTCCAGTTTCGTCTGGCCGTATACATTCAAAGGCTTGTAATCCTTGCAGTCCGGCTGCCAAGGCTCAGTACCCTGGCCGTCAAATACATAATCCGTGCTGATATAGGTCATTTTGCAGTCCAGCTTCTTGCAGACATCTGCAATGTTCTGCGTACCACCGGCATTGATGGCACGAACTTTCGCCACTTTATCGTCGTCCTCTGCCATATCCACAGCAGTCCACGCTGCACAGTGGATTACAGCATCCGGTTTTACTTCTGTAATTACCTTTTCAACGGCATCTTTATCAGTAATATCCAGAGCCACATACGGTGCTTTTGTTACCGCAGAACCATCAGCCACACCGCTGTAGTTTTCCTGAATATCAGAGCCAATGCCTTCATGGCCGCGCTTCAGCAGCTCATTCATCACATCATGACCCAACTGACCGCCAACGCCTGTTACAAAAAACTTCATAGTCCTTCCTCCTCCGGCTTCTTAGCGGTTGCTGTACATTTTCTCGTAGTAGTTCTGATACTCACCGCTGATAATGGTCTCCCACCACTCACGGTTATCGAGATACCACTGAATAGTCTTCTTGATGCCGTCCTCAAATTTAGTCTCCGGCAGCCAGCCCAGCTCATTGTGGATCTTGGTCGGGTCGATTGCATATCGCATATCATGGCCCTTACGGTCGCCAACATGGATAATCAGACTTTCCGGCTTGCCCAGTTCTTTGCAGATGATCTTTACAATCTCGATGTTCTGTTTCTCGTTATGACCGCCGACATTGTAAACCTCACCAACGCGCCCCTTGTGGATAATCAGGTCGATGGCCTTGCAGTGGTCTTCGACATACAACCAGTCACGGACGTTCAGTCCCTCGCCGTAAACAGGCAGTGGCTTGTCTGCCAGAGCATTGGCGATCATCAACGGAATCAACTTCTCCGGGAAGTGATACGGACCGTAGTTGTTGGAGCAACGAGAAATGGTCACAGGCAGACCGTAGGTACGGTGATAAGCCAGAACCAGCAGGTCAGCGGCAGCCTTGGAGCTGCTGTACGGAGAGCTGGTGTGGATCGGGGTTTCTTCGGTGAAGAACAGGTCCGGACGATCCAGCGGCAGGTCACCGTAAACTTCATCGGTAGAGACCTGATGGTAACGCTGGATGCCATACTTGCGGCAAGCGTCCAGCAGAACACTGGTGCCAATGATATTGGTCTGGAGGAAGATGCCCGGATCTTCGATGGAACGGTCAACATGAGATTCTGCTGCAAAGTTGACCACGATATCCGGATGTTCTTCTTCAAACAGCTTATCCACAGCTTCGCGGTCACAGATATCAGCCTTTACAAAGCGGAAATTTGGGTTGTCCATAACAGGTGCCAGTGTGGACAAATTGCCTGCGTAGGTCAGCTTGTCCAGGCAGATAATCCGGTAATCCGGATACTTTTTCAGCATGTGGAACACAAAATTACTACCAATAAAACCAGCACCGCCGGTAACAATAATATTCATAATCTATTCTCCTCTACACTTATCTATGTATTTTTTACTCGTTTTCTAATTAATACAGATGCTCCTGATACTTGCCGTCCATAACATCCTTCAGATACTGGCCGTACTGGTTCTTCTTCATGACCTCATAAACCTCCATCAGCTCATCCTTGCTGATCCAGCCGTTCAAGTATGCGATTTCCTCCAGACAGGCAATCTTACGATGCTGATGCTGCTCCACAGTCTTCACGAAGTTGGTGGCATCTACAAGACTCTCGTGTGTACCAGTGTCCAGCCAAGTGAAGCCCTGACCCAACAGCTCTACATTCAGGGAGCCATCCTCCAGATAAATGCGGTTCAAATCGGTAATCTCCAGTTCACCACGAGCAGACGGTTTCAAGTTTTTAGCAAACTCGACCACACGGTTATCATAGAAGTACAGGCCAGTCACGCAGTAGTTACTCTTCGGATGTTCTGGCTTTTCCTCGATAGAAATGGCCTTACCCTTCTTATCAAACTCAACAATTCCAAAACGCTCCGGATCATCCACATAGTAGCCAAACACCGTTGCGCCCTTGCCGCTCTCAGCGTTTTCTACTGCGGCAGTCAATCTTTTCTTTAATCCATGGCCCGCAAAGATGTTGTCGCCCAGCACCATAGCCACAGAATCGTCACCGATAAAGTCAGCACCAATGATAAAGGCCTGTGCCAGTCCATCCGGAGACGGCTGAACCGCATAGGTCAGATTCACACCAAACTGGTGTCCATCCCCCAGCAGATTCTCGAAACGAGGCGTATCTTGCGGTGTGGAAATAATCAAAATATCGCGGATGCCAGCGTTCATCAGAACGGACATCGGATAATAAATCATCGGTTTGTCATAAATCGGCAAAAGTTGTTTGCTTGTTACCTTTGTTAATGGATACAGACGAGTGCCCGATCCACCTGCTAAAATAATGCCTTTCATAATTGTTTCCTCCCTTTATGTATTAATCACGCTGGAAAATATCTCTGGTATAAACCTTATCTTTCACATCATCCAAGCACTTGTCATATCTGTTCGCGATAATAGCCTGACTCATTTTCTTAAACTCGTCCAGATCATTAACCACTACTGATCCGAAGAACTTCTCACCATCTTTCAGCGTCGGCTCATAGATGATCACAGTTGCACCTTTTGCTTTGATGCGCTTCATGACACCCTGAATAGAACTCTGGCGGAAGTTGTCACTGTTACTCTTCATAGTCAGACGGTATACACCAACCACGGTTTCTTTTTCTTTGCTCTCATCCCAGCTGTCATTTGCTTCATAAGCACCAGCAATCTCAAGCACACGGTCAGCGATGAAGTCCTTACGAGTTCTATTGCTCTCGACGATTGCTTCAATCAGGTTCTCCGGCACATCTGCGTAATTTGCCAGAAGTTGCTTGGTGTCCTTCGGCAGGCAATAGCCGCCATAGCCGAAGGACGGATTGTTATAATGAGTACCAATACGAGGATCTAGGCAAACACCGTTGATGATCTGCTGAGTGTTCAGCCCCTTCATCTCAGCATATGTATCCAGTTCATTAAAGTAGCTGACGCGCAGAGCCAAATAAGTATTGGCAAACAGCTTAACTGCCTCTGCCTCAGTAAAGCCCATAAACAGAGTGTCAACGTTCTCTTTAATTGCGCCTTCCTGCAGGAGGTCTGCAAAAGTGTGTGCTGCCTTTACCAGACGAGCATTATCCACATCAGTACCAACAATGATACGGGAAGGATAAAGATTATCGTACAGAGCCTTGCTCTCACGCAGAAACTCCGGGCTGAAAATGATGTTGTCGCAGTGGAATTTCTCACGAACACTTGCCGTGTAACCAACAGGAATCGTACTCTTGATAACCATAATGGCTTCCGGATTGTACTCAATGACCAGCTTGATGACTGCTTCCACCGC